GAATCTGACCCGCTACGAGGTGTTTTGGGAGCGAGTTAAGACCCTCCCGGAGCACGCATGGAAGGCGGCAGTCGATCAGTGGATCGACGGAGAGCTCAGGTTTCCCACCATCACGCAGATAAAGGCCCGTGTTTACGCAAACCTGACACACGAAGAGCGGATGGGGCAAAACAGCGAGCCCCCAATCCCGGAGAGCCACGTTGAACTCGGCCGTAAACTAGCCCCGCTTTTCGGAGAGTACCTCATGGGCCGCAGGCCGCTGTCTGAATGGGTCATGCAGATGCGCTACTTCGCCAAGCAGGCTGGCCTCGAACACGAGGTTGAGAGCGCCATCAGGGAGCAAAGATTGGAGGAGTTGATTGAATCTCAACGAAATAGCCTGGAGGATGGACGGAGTCGTCCTGAGGTCGGCGTTTGTGAAGATCACGGAGCTGGAAGCGACCGTGATCTCACAGGAGAAGGAGATCAGACGCCTACGGGAGGAGCTGAGGAGGAAGAGGATTCAGTGCACTACTATCTTGAAGAGGAGGAATCATAATGAAGTGTAGCCATTGCGGGTGCAGGCGGTTCATCGTCGCCACGGGTGACGATGGTGCTGTCGAGATCGACATGCTGGAATGCTGTAATTGCGGGGCTGGCAATCCCATTGGCGAGCGGCGCCTCGAAGAGACCAGTAAGTTCCTCAAGAGCATGACCCTCAACATGGCCGACATCATCGAGGAGTCCAGCAAGCGAGAGGTCGAGCTCAAGCGCAGGCTGGAAGCCTGTGCTCTGCGCTCCCATCGCAGGAAGGTCGCCATCGGTCAGCTCAACCGCGCCATCGACAAGCTCAAGCTTGAGCTTAAGAGGGCCAATGGCCACACCGTCATCTGGAGTCGGCCTACGTGCGTCTTTCCGTGGCACGAAGAAGGAGGTAAGTCGTGAGTGTCGAGTCCCAGAACCTCAAGGTTCTCAACCACTTGCGGAATAAAGGGCCGCTCACGCCACTGGCGGCGATGAACAGCTACGGGATTACCCGTCTCGCCGCCCGCATCAACGACCTGCGAAAGGAGGGCCACGAGATCCAAACCAAGATGATAACCGTCCAGAACAGAGACTTTGACAAAGTTCGCATTGCGGAGTACCGTATGCTTCCGCCCGAACAACCAACCCTTTTCTAGGAGCAACCATGGAACTGAAATTTGACTTCGTCGCTACCGTCACGCAGGACGGGAAGGTTGTGTCCAAGCAGGATATGGCCCTGACCCTACCCAACGAGGTCCTCGAAGATGGCAGTATCGAGGCTATCATCAACGGTCTCGCTGAGAACCAGGAGTCGGCTGGCAAGATCGCCGACCAGTGCGCCAAGGCCGCCATGTGGATCGCCGCCCGGCGGTACCACCACCAGGAGCGGATGCGGCGTGAGGCTATCGAGAACGCCAAGCCTCCGGTGGCGCCTGAATAGCTAAAAAAAAAGGGGGGCCCAGAGGGCCCCCCTTCTCACTTTATTTCGCTCTTGTCTATTCCTTTTTCGTCGCCCTGGTCGCCTCCCACACCGTGTCGGTGTTGGCGATCATCTCCTTGAACGACTTGAAGTTGTCGACGACCTCACCCACGTTCTCAGAGGTCACGTTGCCGTTGGCAACCTCACCAATGAGCTCGTCGTGCATGGCCAGCAGGCGTGACAGCCTCATTTTGTAGAGGATGATCGTCCTGCGCTCCTCACTGAGCTCGTGCATGCACTTGTCGCACACCGACATCGACCTTGGGTAGGTGCTGGCCGAATGCTTTGCGCAAACGTCACACAACATCACTCCACCTCCTTCGGCAAGGCCTTGAGGTTCTTCATGGCACACTCAGCGCACATCGCACGCGCTACATCATGGGTGTACGTATAGGTCTCTCCACGGATGTTCTTGTATGTCTTCAGCTCCTTGCGATAGACCTCGACCCAGACCTCATGCGTTTCCAAGTCGCACTCACACGCAGAGCAGGTGGCTTCAGGTTCGTCATATTCGGGTGGATATTGTGGCCCACGTTCAAGCATCACTCCGCCTCCTTCGTCATGACAATGACGGTGACAGGGCCTTTGTCGGAGAGGATGGCCTTCATCTGCGGGTAGAAGTTACACATCGTCTGGCTTCTGCGGCTTGGCGGAAAGTTCATGGCCCTCTCCAACAGTTCATCAGCCTGCGCCAGCTTTGCCATCACATCGGCGTATCGGTCACGCCAGCGGGTAACCTCAGCCTCAAGCTTTTCGATGCGGTCATCTACGGCCCGCCGGTTCCAAAGCTTGGCGGCATGATCTGGATCATGCCAAGCCGAAAGAGGGCCACGAGCGCCACATGTGGTGCACACAAAAAAGCGGTTAAACCTACTGTGGTCTAGGTCCAAAAGGTTCTCCTTTGCCCCACAGAAGGGGCACGGTTTCAGGTTAACCATTGTCGTCCTCCTTCTGCCCCGGCCAGCCGGGGCCCGAATCCCCGAAGAGCTCCTCGACCACCTGAAGAAGGCTCTTAGCCTTCGAGTCTTCCATGTCCTCAGCGATCTCGTACATCATCTCCAACACCCTCGTAAGGACGGAAGCATAGGCGATCGCACAGGAGGTGACGACCTCAACTCTCGTGGACTCGCTGGAAGCGAGCTTCTGCTTGAGATCGCTGGTGATCTCATCGAAGGCGTCGCCCCAGGCATCAGCCTTCTCTTCCGGCACGTGCTCGCCACGCTCCATGGCGAGGTGCATGATGCGGGCTATCGGCTCCCCGATGTCCTCTACGAGGTCCTGCCTGACTCCGGAATCGGCCTTGCTGTCGAAGGTGAGCTGTGCGAAGTCGAGCAACACGTTCCGTGCGGTCGTGATGCAACGCAGGGGTTGTTCCATGGTCATGAATGCGGGGCTCTTCATTACTTTTTCCTCCCAGTTTCGATGTCCTTAATGAGGTCCTCAAGGGAGATAACTCCCTTGCTGATCCGGTCGGTGCTCGGCTTTTCCTCGTCCTCGTCCTTGTCCTCGTTCTTCGTGTTACGCTCGATCCACGTGTCCTCACGGGCGAGTTGCCCCAGTACCATGAGAGCCAGGGCCAGAGCGGCGTTGCCTACGGCAGTCATTCGCTTGGCCTCGTCCTCCATGCCATCCACTGCGGAGCGCATATTCCCCAGAGCTTCGAGGACTTCTGAGTCCTCGCTCTGCGCTGAGATTGCGAACAGCAGATTGTTGAGGGCGATCGTGAGGTTCGCAATGGTCTCACCATCGTTCTCATCGTGGTTCACGGTAACCCGTGAAATAGATGCGAGAGTGGCCCCCAGTACCGTATGTGCCGAATTGCACATACGCATGATGTTCTTGATTTTCTTATCCATGCTCGTCACTCCTTACCGGGATTTGATTCCCTTTTTCTCCTTGATTTTATCAAGGGTGCTTCTGATCCAGACGACGATTTCATCATCGCTGGCGCTGTCCCAATCCACTCCATCGGAGTGGATGTCTTTGATGTGGTGGTCCACACCCAAGTCTTTGAGGTACTTCTCAGGCATGCTGGTGGTACTCCCGTATCCACAACCGAAGGTTGAGTCGAAGTCCTTTCGGGCCTCTTTGATGCCGAAGCATCCCCTGCGGAACGTGGAAGGGTGTGCCATGCACATCGCCATTCGCTCGTCACTCGCCATCACCCCAGCCTTTTTGATGTTGGCAACGATTGAGGTGACGTCTCCCTTGTTGTCGTAACTGGTCCAAAGACCAGTTACCTCGACTGAGATTCCACTGTTCTCAAGCACCTTCACGAGTGCCGCAATCGCCACGCCACGGGTCATGTAAGCAGTCGCTTGCATGTGTCCCAGTGTAGCACACTCGACACCCAGCCTGATCTTCGTACCGTCTGCGGTACGAATCCGGCGCTTCCTGGTCATGTGGCGCTTATCCCCAGCGATAAATCGCTGAGGATGAAGCACCGGACCGGCAACAGACACGCTCTTCGTGATACGCTCACCCGCAAGGATGGCGTTCACTCTGCCCAGCCGTGCCGTGATCTGACGCAACTGGGTCGCTCCTTCGACCCAGCCCTTTGAGGTTCCCATTGCGAAAGCCTCCTCGAAAGAGGAGGTTTCAGTGAAAGTCTCCGAGCCGGTACGGCTCGAATTGCCGCTTCCGTCGCACTCCCTGTCACGTGAGGCTCTCCACATGTCCTCAACGCAGTTGAAGTAGGCCAGATGCAGTCTGGGTTTCGGCGTGTGCCACGGGTTGTTAAGCATGCTTGACTCCTTCCCTGACTCTGTCAGCATCGTTCTCGTCCATCCAGCCGTAGACGATGTCCTCGACAGCCTCTTCGAGTGACAGGCCACGTGCGACCGTCTGAGCCACCTTCATCGTCTGCCTCTGGCCGACGATGTAGTTCATGCCGAACTCGTCGGTGACCTTGCGAATCTTCTTGATCGCATTGTGCGACTCCTTCGCCTGACGCTCGTTACCACCCCACGCCAGCGAGGCACGAATCGCCAAGCACTCTTCGAGGTACTCGTCATACGGCCACGCAACCGGGATCAGCCGGTTCGCAAACGAACCGTCCTGCTTGTTCGCCGTGTTGTAGATGGAGTCAGCGCCACTGAGCTTCGTGTTGCCCGTGAGAACGATCTTGCAACCGTCCTTTTTCTCGACCTGTTCCCCGTTGGGGAACGTCAGCAGTCCCTGTTCCGTTGCGGCATTCAGGAACACCGTGACCTCACCGGGAGCCTTATCGACTTCGTCGATCAGGATGAAGTGACCTTCGCACCACGCGTGGTAGAAGGGGGTCGGGTTGTACTTGCCGTGCCCATCGTTGTACCCAACGATGTCGTACACCGTCATGTCACCAGTACAGGAGATGATCGTCAGGTCCAGATCGTAGATCCTTGCCAACTGGCGGCTGGCTTCGGTCTTCCCGCTACCGGCGGGACCGTTGAGGTAGATCGAATCGCCACCGTCGAGGTAGAACTGTGCCTTCTTAAGGCACGTGTGAGCCAACTCCAGGGTCGGCTCTCCCGGGGCGGGATCGACACGCTTGACGACCGAGGGCATGGTGGACTTGTTGAGAACACCCATGATAAGGTCTTCGACCTTTTCTTGGGTGATGCCCATCTTGCTGAGTTCGTTCTTGACCTCATCACCGATGGATTCGGTGATGATGGCCTTGAGAAT